CTTAGCATGTTGCTGGAACACCACTTTAAATTCATTAAAATGGATACCAACAGAAAAGTAACAAAGCTTGCGTGTAAGACCATGGGTTTAGATGATAAGCTATCATCCGAGTTCGAAATGTTACATCGAACTTTTGACACATGGATTACTAATGAAGGTAATCAGGGAATAAAGAGATCAAAAGAGATCTTCTCTTGGACCCTGTCCTACCTTTTAGGGGAATCACCCCAGGTTCCAGAGTGGACGTCAAAGTCCAAACTCAATCCTGGGTGCCCTAAGATTCTTGATGCCGTCCTTTTTTGGATTAAACAAAATCCTAAAATGGGACTAACTCTTCTAAGGTATAGCGATTTGTTTCTCGCTAACCTTGATGATGAAAATTGCATCAATGCGTTATCTCCAATAACTATGGAGTCCGAAGCGGATCCTACTAATCCCTTTTATGAAGGTATTGTAGAGACATCCACTAGGTACCGCGTACCAAACCTCAAAGTTGAGATCGGTTCAGTCCCTATTTTTACAAAAGGGCCTAACGGTATCTCCATCCTATCTATCCATAAGGATAGTATAGCCCTCCATCAGGAGGGGATTATGTCCCATAATAAGGAACTTGTGGAGCGGATAACACAGACTAACAGAAGCATAAAAGCTTCTAGTGATGTCGAATCCATTACAGATGTATTTAGATCGTCAGATACTAAGTACAAATCTGGTCGCGTTGTCTTCTTACCTGAGAAGTCAGGTAAGATACGAGTAATCGCACAGGGTGATTATATCTCCCAGTCGACTCTAAAGCCAATCCACGACTCCATTGCGGAGATTCTCCGATCAATTCCAGGTGACTGGACTTTTGATCAGGAGGGTGGAAAAGAGTGGGTCAGACAGAAGACCGCCACTGCAAAGTGGTCTGCTTCTTTTGACCTTTCTAATGCTACCGATCGATTGCCGATTGATTTACAGGCGATGATCATTGATCGAGTTCTACCAGGTAACCTTGGAGCCTCATGGCTCAGGTTACTCAGTGACAGACAGTTTCATTATGTACTCCCTTCCGGAAAAGAAGGTGTAGTTAAATATGCTGTCGGACAACCGATGGGTTTCTACTCATCTTTTGTCTCGTTTGCTCTACTTCACCATTGTGTGGTGAATCACGCCTACGAGTTAGCTCATGGAAGACCAGGTCGAAACTTCTATGCCATCATTGGAGATGACATGGTTATATTCGACAAGGCTGCCGGTGATAAATACAAAATTATCATG